ATAGATCAGAAACGCAGAGAAATCATCAAGCATCCAGCATCTCGGAAAGTTCTGGTGGCTGGAAGAAGATTCGGAAAATCTCATCTTTCGTTAATATGGTTACTGTCAAGAGGATTAGAAGAGAACGAGAGGCGTTGGATAGTAACTCCAAACTACAGGCAAGGCCGGAATACTACTTGGAAGCTAATGAGGCAAATGTTTAGAGAATATGATTGTAAGATTAATGAAACAGATTTATCGGTTAAAATGCCCAATGGTTCAGAGGTTGCAATTCGTGGAGCAGAGAATGAGAACTCATTGCGAGGCGTTGGTTTAACAATGGTAGTAATGGAAGAATATAGTTATATCAAACCTCATGTATGGGATGAAATAATCTATCCTACATTAACCACAACAGATGGAGATGCTTTCTTTATTGGTACACCTAATGGATACGATCACTTATATGATGCTTATCTTAGAGGCCAAAGTAATGATCCAGATTGGAAGTCATGGCAGTATACTACTGTTGATGGTGGATATGTACCAGAGGAAGAGATCAAGAAGGCGAAGTCAATGATGGATGAAAGAGCTTTTAAGACAGAGTTCTTGGCATCATTTGAAACAACAGGAAACCGAGCAGCTTACAACTTTGACAGATCAACTCATGTTAAGAAAGCAGAACAATTATCAAGCAGTTTATTCTGGGGAATGGATTTCAATGTTGATTATATGAGTGCAGTTTTAGGATGTGAGTATTCTAATGGCACAATACATTACTTTGATGAGATAAGGCAAACCAATAGCAATACTGAAGAGATGGCCAAAGCAATGATGAAGATAGCTCCTAATGTTCCTGTTTACCCGGATGCAGCCGGATCAGCCAGATCAACAACCAGCAACAGATCGGATCATAGTATACTGAAAGAGTTTAGATTTCAAGTCATATCAAAGAAAGCTAATCCTCCAATCAAAGATCGCATCATGTCATTAAATAGAATCTTGAAGGATGCGAATGGTAGGATCAGAATGACAGTTGATCCAAAGTGTATTCATTTAATAAAAGATTTAGAACAAGTGCAACGATCAAGAGATGGAAAGATTGATAAGAGCAACATAGCATTAACTCATATGTTTGATGCTTGTTCTTATTACATCGCTTATAAATATCCAATCGTAAATCGTATGCCTGTAAGTGTAGAGTGGTAGATATGGAATTTCATGACAAATTAACAATCCCTAATCTCGGAAGAATGGCAGTTATGGATTCAGTTAAGAAGGCTGAAGATATGGTGTTAGAAGATGAGTATGCAAAGAAACAAACAGCTTTAGATTTTTATTACAATAGAAATATTGATTCTCATATTGATCCCTTCTTTCCCGGACATACTCTTTCGCAGATTCCTGTAACCTTTTTAAGAGTCTTGCCAAAGTTTGCAAGGGCGAGAATGATGCTATATAAAGTACCTCCTAGAAGATTTATCAATGGGGAGATGGCTGATGAGTATATGGAATTTACATATCATCTTGATTCTACACTAAGAACAGCATCAGAGTTAGCATGGACTTTAGGGATGATCCATGTAAGAAGTAAATGGAACGAAAGAAAGCAACGTATAGAATATGACATCTTGCCAAATGTAAAAGAATATTATTATGAAGGCGAGACAATCCCTTTTGGATATTCTTATGAGATCGGTAAGGATGGGCAAGGCAACAGGCAGTTCTATTTCTTTAGTGAAGAAAGAGATGGAGAACCGGGATTACATTTTATATTTACATCTGATGAAAAGATTAAAGCAGTAGAAGGTAATCCAGAGATGATAAATATCTATGGAGTCAACCCAATATCTCGGATCATGTTTCCATATAATGCTAGTGATGTTGTTCGCTGTGCGGTGAATTGTTCAATAGCATTTACTGAAGTTATGTTAGCAATAAGGTATCAAACCGGATCACCTGTTATGAGTGGAATTGATACAGAGATTCCTAATATTAAGTTTGGAATAGATAGGCTAATAAGTTTACCAGAGGGAGCGAATCTTTCATATATTGCTCCTCCTTCAAATATACCAGCGATGATACAAGGGATAAAAGAGTATTTGACTATCACAGCTCAAAATCATTCTCTAAGTATAAACTTCGCACAAGGAACGACTCCTCCTTCTGGTATCGCATTAAAGATTATGAACCTAGAGAATGAAGAAGCTAGAGAAGCCGATATTCCTTTGTTCAAAGAGTTTGAAGAGATGAGGTATGAGATAGATCGCAAAATATTAGAAGTGCATACCGGGAGAGTATTCGATGAGTCTTATGCAGTAGACTTTGAAGAAAGCAAGATACCTCTAGAATGGCCACAAGAGAAGGACAAACTTCAATTCATGTTAGATAATGGTCTTATGACTAAAAGAGATTTATATAAGTTTTTCAATCCAGATATTACAGAGGATGAGCTAGAAAGTAAGTTTGAAGAGATTGATGAGGAAAGATTAGTTGAAGAGGTAACAGAACAACCTCAACAACCTCAAAGCATATTAGATGGATTATTAGGTGAGTAGTTTCGTAGATAAATATTACGATGATCTAGCAGCCATCAAAACAGAATTGGTTGCAAAGGTAAACAGATTATTACCAAGACTAGAATCATTAACAGATAGCCAACTCATTGAACTATCAAGATCATTGGATTTCTTTGAAGAGGTTAAGCGTTTGGGATATGATAAGATTGCAAAGGACTTTGAGAATGGATTGAATAAAGAAGTAGCAGATACATTAAAAAAAGCTGGTACGTTTGGAGTTGAGGTTGGTGCTGTGAATCTTGAATCATTGCAGTTGATTATGGATTTAGAATTGGATTCTTTGGTATCTGAAAATAGGGAGCTATCCAAACAGTTAAAGAAAGAAGTATTTAGAGGATTATTGACAGGAGAATCAATCAATGAAATAGCAACAAGAGTTGAAACAGAGTTTTCTGGTAATGCAAGGATCGCTCAATCAAGAGTCGCAACAGGGGATGCGGTAAGCAAACTATTTAGAACCACAACACAAAAAGCCTTTGAAGGAGATGAAAAGCAAAGATTTAAATATGTCGGGCCAAATGATAATAAGACCAGAGAGATATGTAAAGAAGTTCTAAGTGATTCTCAAAACAACAAAGGTTTTACATTTGCAGAGATAGAGAAGCTCCCGGTGACATTTACCGAAGGAGGAAAATATAATTGTAGACATGAGTTTGTTCCTGTATGAAGTTAGATAGAGCATTGAATTTTACTCCTCAACTCTGGAATCAAGTAGGTCAGTTTGTTAGAGGTGCAATTAAACAGGATGCCTTAAAAGGTATTATGCAAGATGACAAGAGGCCAAGATATAAGCAAACCAAATACAAAGCATATAAAAAGAATGATATGCGAAAGTTCGGGATAGGTGAAGAAAAGAAAGGAAAGGGAGATAGGCTAAAAGGATTTGAAGGTAGATCAATTAATACAGAAACTTCAAAAGTAAATCTGCACCTTACCGGGGATATGTTTAAACAAGTACAAGTAAAACCTACCTCTAATTCAGCCAGAATTACCTTTCTACAAGGAGAAAAAGTTTTAGGCAATAAGAAACATGGCTATAATGTTTTCGGTCTTAGAAACAAGAATAGAAAAGAAGCATTGAATTTTTTAGATAGACAAATAGAAAAGACTTTGAAAAAAGAAACAAGCAAACCTATCAACTTAAAGATAGGAAAACGATAACTCAACATGAGGTTAAAATGAACGAAGAAAGTCAAGTTCAAGACGTAAACGAACAAACTCCAGAGCAAGAGGTAAAAGAAGCTCCCATCAATGAAGTTCCTTATTCTCGCTTTAAGGAAGTAATAGATGATAAAAATACAATGAAAGCTGAACTCGATGCCTTGAAACATCAAGTATTGAAGGATGCAGAAGATAGAAAACTAAAAGAGATGGAAGCAAAAGGTGAATATGAATCTGCTTTGAATATGGTTAGAGATGATATTGGTAGAAAAGATTCACAAATTGCAGAGATGAAGTCTCAATTAGAAGTATATCAGTTACAGGAGCAGACCAAAAGAGAGATGCTTCTGGATAAGTTAAGCGATGATGACAAGGCTATATATGGCTCTCTGGATAATAACGCCTTAGAAGCTCATATACAGCGTTTAAATAAGCAATCAGTTCCATCAGTAGGCAATGACCAACCAGCAGAAACACAAGGCTATAAAAGTCTTTTAGATGCTGCGAGGGATTTTCAAAAAGGAAAGATTGATGAACCGATCTATAAAAGGATAAAAAATGCCTTCCGAGCCAACCAAGTATAAAAAGGCAACTAACATACATGGATTCGATGATCCTACAAGTGGGAGAGTTACATCTGCCAACACTAGGGAAGGAATGAAATATAAGTTAGATGGTAAGGAAGTACCTTTTGAAGATGGCTTTTCTCTGTCAGTTGGTAGAGATAAAACACCTTCAAAGATCAGATCATCTTTTTCTCATATTAGCCAAGAACGATGGGATAAAATTTTTAATAGGAGTTAAAAATGGCAGTTAATGATACCGGGGATTTAGCCGGTTCGCTGGTAGAGGTGCTATCCGATGCGATGGTACACTTTTCCAAAGCAAATGTATGTCTCCCTCTTGTAATGCAAGAGCAAAGAGATAGAGCAGACACAATCACTTTTCCGGTTTATAACCTAGGAAGTGCAACAGTAACAAGTGCAGATGTAGCAGCACATAGTGAACATGATTCAAATGAGATTG